TAACAGAGGTTTATCTCCGATGTTGTCAAAAATAACCTCAAATTTACCTTCTTCGTTTTTCTTAAAAATTCTGATAGGCCCATCTTTCGCTATAGATGTCCTTGGTCCGTGGTACTTACTGTCAGGAGTTCCTGAGGCTGTTACCCAGTTTTCGTCTGGGATTGCCTCCAAAAGATATTCCCCGTCCTTCCCTCTGCCGTACCTAGAGGAAGACTGACCTTTCATAAAGTAAGGAACTTCGTAGGACTTTTTAGTTCCTTGCCTAGCTCTTACTTCCCCAGACTCCATGAAATCTTTAAAACCTTCTTGACCAATAAAACGGTAGGAACGGTCTGGTCGATAAAGGATATTGTCCTCCGGGTCTACTCTGTCTCTCTCAAGTAAACTTTTCCTCTCCCGAACCTTTCTGTTGTAGTCCTTTAAATCTTGCTCAGACATACCTCCAAAAGAACGTAAGGCCCCCTCAGGGACTTTACCCACGTTAGCGACCCCAGAACCACCTGCGAGACCAAAGACCTCTCCGTAAGTTCCTCGCCCTCTAACTACATCACTTAAACTTTCGTAACCGCTTTCTACTGCGTTTTTACCAAACTCTAAAACTTGAGAACCAGATGGTAGTTCTGGGTCTTCTAGCCAGCCACCTAGAGCGGGGATTAAGTCTTCTTCAATCTTAGACCTAGACGTTCTCTGGTCATCGGCCTCTCTGACAGTGTATGTTTGTCCAGTTACAGTTTCGTAAACTGAGTTGCCACCTTCGTCCTTCCCGATAAAACGATCCTTGGGGCCAGAGCTTTGAGGTCTCTTAAAAAATGGTACACTTTCTAGATCAGCCATTGTTTACTTTCTCTCTCAGTTTTTGTAGCTTTCTAGCTAGTCTAATTTCACCTTGGAATACTTTATAGTTGTCATCATTGGCTTGTTCTAAAGCTTTTCGGCTAAGTTCAATTTCGTTGTCTAAGTGCTCTAGAAAAGCATCGTAGAGTTTTTTATTGTTGACCAGTTGCTTGAGGGTCTCCACTCATTTCTCCTCCACCTGTGTTCGCTGAGAACCCCGGCTCGTTCGGAACCGGAGCAGTACCTGTACCTATCGTACCTCCCCCAGAGCCTTGCGTGTCTTGAGCTTGTGTTCCTGCAGGAGGTTGTCCCGGAGCACCGGGCATTTGACCTTGCTCAGCTTGGAATCCTTTGAGAATCTCAGCTTGGATAGCAGCGTGTTGCATAGAGTTTGTAACCTTATCTGGGTCAAGGTCCATACTAATAGCAATTTCACGAATGATATAGTCCATCTTAGCAAACGGAGCGAGTACAGGATTTTGTACAACACCAAGGAATTGCATAAGACGTTGACTCCGTACCTCGTTGGCCATAAGAGAGTTGGTACCAGAAGCTTTAACTTCAAGATCACCTTTAATTTCTGGGTCAAAGTCAAATTGCATGTTAAAAGCGAACATAGCCTTGCCTAAAGGAGCAAGTAAGTAGTCATCTACATTCTTTACAACTGTACGTACAGAACCATTAGCAGCACTCATAAGCATTGAGATACCACTAGCTGTACGACCTACACCAGAGACACCTGTTTGTCCATGAGCAAAAGAAGGCATACCAGTGGACTCGTCAGCAAGCACTCGGGCTTTATCAAACATCTGCATATTCTCGTTAGACACGTTAGGGAATTTAGTTCCAAAAATAGCCTGACCGGGAGCACCTCCATCTCTCTCAAATACTTTACCGGGGTACACACTAAGGTCTTGCCCCGGAACAAGGTTTGTTTTATCGACTTCGAACACAAGATTACCAGAAAGCGCAGCATTATCAACAGCCATACGCATAAAGCCGTTCATAAGCATTTGGGTGTCTTCCATATTCTCTGCTACACCAATACCAAAGAAGCTATAAGGATTTACTTCGTAAGGAAATGAATAGAAAGGAATATTAACAGGGGTGAATGGGTTAAAGACTACACGAAGAACTTCACCATTACAAACCCAAACATTTACACTAAGAGTGTCTTTGTTCTTATGTTCTTTAGGAACATCAATGTTGTACTTTTCAATAATGTCTTCGTCAATATTTCCCCAGAATTCTAGGACTTCGTAACGCTCAGTCTGCATATCCTCAGACTCATCTTCCATAATCATCTCCCACCACTTCTTTTCGTAGGAGGGTCCCATTTCTAGGGCAGCATCAATAGCTTCTTCACGGAAAGCAGGACGACGCTTAAGACTACGCATCTGTGTTTTAGACATCTTGTGACGTTCGATTACATACTCGACTTCATCCATGTTGTTGCCTTCAGAATCTGGGTAGAAATTCCAGATAGAAGTATAAGACACCATAGGAATAGTCTTTACAGTAGGTTCGTAGTCTCCTTCGTCATTCCAGTTAGGGTACTCTTTGTCGTAAGCAAAAGGTCCTTTCATAATGCCAGTTCCAAACAAAGCACATTCAAAAGCTGCACTTCGAAGGTGTTTAGAGGCTTTAGACTCATCAAGCTGGTCGTGAATTTTCTTTTCCATTTTCTTAGCTGCAACATCTGCAGGATGGAAGGTGACAGAAGTAGGAGTTACTCCCGGCCCTTCTCTAAGCTTATCTTCGATTGGTTTGAGGTCGTCTTCGAGTGCCCCGAGTCTTTGAAGGAAGTCGTCGTAGGTTTCCCCCGGCTGAAGCTCGGGGCGTTCTTGGGGTTCAGAAGCTTGTTCAATCTGTTCGATCTGAGGGTTAGTTTCAAAGTGCACAGACTCCTCTATACCTTCAGGAAGGATAGTACGATCAATAGTGATAGGAAATTTATTATTACCTAAAAGAACTTCAGTAATTTGACCAGAAGCAGCAAGTACTTTAGTCTTAGTCACTTTTACAAAAACACGAGACTTTTCCGTTTCAGTAAACTGAACATCAGGTCCATAGAGACCACGATAATTACGATAGGCTGTAATCCATCGTTGTTCCTCAGAGTACCGAGAGTCTTCAGACTTTTTAAACCTCTCTTCAACAAAAGAAGCTACCTCATTCGTAGGTTTTACTTCAACCTCTTCCTCAAAGATCATGTCTTCTGAGTCTAGTTCTTCAAATTCGTTTTCCATTGTATTCCTTTAATAACCGAAAACCCCGTCCGAAGCTTGAAATCCAGTTCTTAGGCCAGTAGTATCTGCATCAAATAAACTACTTCGAGGACGAGTCATAATTCCATAACGAAGAGCGTCATACAAGTGATCTTCAGACTTAGTGTCAACATCTTCTGGGTTGTTTTTGTCTAGAGGTAAAGAAGGTAATTGAGAGATTGTGTTTCTACAGGTGTTAAAAAAGACTAAACCAGCTTCACCTGCAAAGTCGTCTACTTGGAGTCTGCGGTGTATCTCGTTTTTACCTGCTACACGAGAACCTCTAGAACGATCAGAGGGTCTCCAACGACAACCTTTCATAATCATTGTTTCGGCAAGACTAGGACCTGAGTCTCCACGTTTATGCCACAAAGAAGAGTCAAGAACACCATACCGAATTTTTTCATTAGACTCTGCTTCTAGAATCATATCTGCAAGATCACTAGCAGTTACTTTAGAAACATACATTTCACGGTAGACAATTAATTGGCCAGAAGGATGTACTGCAAACCAAAGAACACCAGTATAAGAACCATAACCGTAGTCGCAAGCTCTAAACTTAGGCCAATTATCTGGAATGTCAAAAGGCTCAATTACATGGTCTTCCATGTTGAACTCTGTAAAGGCAGCACCTTCAGCAACAGTCCAGTCACCTTCAAGAAGTTTTCTACGTTCATTCTCTGGAAGAGCAAGGAGGTTAGCTTCGTACATACCGTCTTCAGCAAGGTACGGGTTATCCATAAGACTTGCCGGAATAAACCTGCGCTTCAGCATAGGCTTCCCAACTAAGCCATTTAACTGGGCAAACTTAGACTTCTCACTCCAAGTTATAGTTTCACCGTTTTCGTCTAAAGCCCAAAAAGCCTTACCGTAAGGAGCAGGATCAATAAACATCCTTTTAACCCAAAAATGACCGGGGCCACCGGGGTTGGTTGTAGCTCTTTGGCACAAAGGTAAGTTTGTATTTTTTGAGGTACGAAGACGAGACCTCATGTAGTCCCAAGCGTAAGGTGTAGCCCACTGAGTAAGTTCGTCAAATCCAATCCAGTTGTAAGCTTGACCTTGATAACGCATAACATCATCATCTCTATCGAGATAAGACATCCAAAGTTGAGCACCTGAAGGAAACACCCAAGTTTTATCTCTTTCTAGAAACCTAGCACCGGGAAAAGCTTGAGTATAAAGTTGTTTAGAAACAGAAATAAGCTCTCTGAGTTCTTCTGTACTCCGGCGAAGAAGCAACATATTGGAGTTAGGGTTCTCTGCGTAGCGTAAGGGGTCTACCACCATCGCAAAGGACTTACCACCTCCGGCTGCACCACCGTAAAGAACCTCTTGCTCACTTGCCGCAAGAAACTCTTCTTGAGGACCGGGGTTAGGTTCAAAGATAATTTTACGTTCTTTAGCTATTTCCTCTAGTTTTTCTTGAACTATTTCTGGTTCAGGAGTAGGTTCTTTAGCTTTCGCGGGCTTCTTTGAGGAGTTCTTCTGGGGTTGTTTCGAGTCCTGATTCTTCTTCGAAACTTTTCTTGCGGTCAAGTCTGATCTCGTAAAGCCTCCTTGCTTTTTCATAAGCCTCTCTATATCGTCTGGCAAGGTGGACTGACTGGTTGAACTCTTTTTGTCTTTTGTATTCATTCTTTACTCTTTTACATAATCCTACGTGTGATATTGATCTTCCTGATTCTTCAGAGAGCCAAGCAGCTACATCACGATAAGAGTATTTTTTTAAGTGTTCTTTAGCCTGTTCGAGTAGAATAAGTTCTTCTGTAATAGGGATAAGTATGTCTGGGTCCTCAGAGTGTCTTTCGTAACCCCAAGGAACTTGTCTTGAAATACTAACCAAAGGACTCCATACAGGCTCTCCGTCGATTATATCTGGAAGAGGGAACTTATGTATGTCTTGATTAGGCATCTGACTCTTTCTTAGGAGGTAGGATAAACAACGGAGATTCAGTTTTCACTTCTACTTTTTCACTTTGTTTAAAACCAGCGCGATCAAGGAAGTCTTTAGCTGCAGCCATTTTTTCTTTATTACCTAAATCAGTAGGACGTTCTAAAACTTCTTTCATAGAGTAAGCAGCTTTAGGTCCCATACCCAAGATATACTTTTTAGTTAGTTCAAAGATTTCATCTTCTAAGGATGCCACAATAGCCCGAGTAGAAGTGTCAGATTTATAGCCAGCAAGTTTCTTTGCTGTAAGGTAGTCACCTTTAGCTTCCTCAAAGAGTACTTCAAGGAATCTCTTTTGGTATTCTGTGAGGTTTTTCTTAGCCATTACTTGTATCCTTTAGGGGACCCTGATTTATAGAACATGCCATTCTTACGGTCAGTATGTCCTTTTGTTACTTGCCCACCTTTGTTCATGTTTCTACGTCTCGCTCTATCACCTCTTTTACTCTCAGGTTTAGGTTCTGGACGTGCTTGCGGTCTAGTTGGATTATTTTCCTTAGTACGCTCCCGAGACCATTCTTGATTTGTAAGGGGAAGATTTTTAGCTACTCTCTCAGCGCGGGACATATCTTTCCACTTTTCAAAAGACACACCGTTAATAGTGTTACCTTTAGGTGCTACAGGTTGAGTAGGAGCAGTAGAACTTACTTGAGGACTAGCTGACATTTTTGGTTTAGGTCCACCACGAGAACGTCTAGGACCGCCATCAGTAGTTGGTTTTTGAGAAGTACGCTCAGACGAATTAGTACGAGCAGCTTTAGCATCATCGTTCAGTTTCCCTGTACGACGCATAGGACGCTTAGAGGAACTAGGGGCAGATGGTTTACGAGTGGAATTAGAACGAGCTTTAGGTTTCTCTTTAGGAGAATCTTTAGGTTTTTCGTCTGAACCTTTTAGAATAGCTCTTACTTCTGAAGAACCGGAGAAGATACCACCGTTCTTATTGATACCTCCAATGGTCTTACCATCTTTTTCTACAACACTGCCGCTAGAACCAATAGTATAACCAGCAGCACGTAGCTTCTTTTTCTTTGCGTCTGAAATCATTATATCACCATTTTTCACGATTAGCCCAATACGCCGCACTCATCTTACCTTTAGAAATATTCTTTCCGTGACGTGCTTTGAAAGATGCTCGTTTCTTTTTCATACGATCAGACTCACCAGCTTTAGGTTTACCTGCAGTTTTAGCTCCTTGCTCACCAAAACGAATAGTCTTAACCTTGTCACCTTCTTTAGCTACGACAACATGGGACTTCTTTGGGTGATCAGGAGTTCGTTTTGGTTTGTTGTAACCAGAGACACCAGCACGAGCTAGACGGGGGTCTTTTTTACTTTTCTCGGCCATTAGCGATACCTCGAAGTTTTCTTAGCGATAGTTTTAGGTTGTTTGGAGAACTGTTTGCCTTTAGCTGTGTCTGCTCTCTTCTTAGATGAAGTCTTGGAGTATTCTTTTTTAGACAAGGACTCACGAGCTTTCTTAGGTAGGTACCGTTCACCAGTGGCATTTTTACCTTGAGTACTAGGTTTGCCTGACTTGGTTCCCCAATCTTCCTTTGTCCATTTAGAAAGAGACTTCTGGGCCTTAGTCTTCTTACCTGAGTAGGAGCCACCTTTGTCCTTGTACATCTTGGTTGCAAGTTGGGCTTTACG